GGTTCACCATACAGCGGTTCTCGATTAAAATCTCCCTGAGCAGGAGATGGTCGAAGACGACTTTCAGAGGGTATGATTTTAGGCTTCGGTGCTTTTCCTAAATAAAGGTACTTTTCGTTCTGTACCATTTTAGAAACAGCTGGAGTGTCTATGGGAAGATACTCCGGTATATAACACTGAGCGAAGAACTTGCTACTTAAATCCTCCTGGAAAATTGGTGAAAAATAGGAATTTAATCCTGTTCTTCCGGTATGAATGCCAACAAGATAAACGACTCCTGTTGGGTCAGTCCACAAATAAGGCTGACCACAGTCTCCTGCGACTCCCATACCGTCAATCATAAGGTAATAAAGGTCATGATCAGCGGGGACATACTTATTGTTAATATAATGTTGTGTAATAGTTTTCTCTCCTCGCTGAATATGATGCCTAGTGACTTTCTCAATCAAGATTGAGCCATCCGGCATGACTGTTCGTGACAATCGACAAAAATCTCCGTCAACTGCCATTCTTTCCTCCATATCCTTAAGATTTTTAAAAAGTTTTGGTTTAAGACTCTTAAATGGACTAAGAGCCGTAGCCGGAAAATCAATATGAAAAAGATCTCTTCGATAAGGCAACGGGGCCACTACCAACTGTGTTTTAAAAGCAGTTGCCAGTATCCCTTGAGCATTACGAAAAGAAATTGAAATAAAATCTAAACCATACTGGTCAAAGAAGTGTCCTACTGTAATAAAACGGGATCCACTAATGATCCCGTCTGTATAAACTCGCTTATTATCAGGGTAGGTGACTTCAATGGTTCGCATGTGTTGTGAAAAATTATAAATTTGCTGTGTTGATCCGGATTGAACAACAAAGCCAGTGTTTTGATGAAGAAAGGACAATAAGGAATAGTCCCATCCTCCATCTCTTTTTGCTTGATGCAAATATTTCTGTTTATCATGATCATTCAACGCCAAAAACCGAATAAGTTCGGTATTCTTGACGATTTGATCTTCAGGCCACTCTTCCCACTCATTAAAAACAATAGTGTGAAGATTCTCAAAGCTCGGTTCCTCTCCGAGAATAGCCATTTCCTCTAAAACGTCCATAATTGCATCCGCAACCGTATCAGCATACCTAGATCTCACAAACTCCGTGAGATGTGGCATACTCTCCACTAACGACTTTGTTTTGAACGCGGCAACCACCCAGGCGTAACCCTGAGAGAAAGCTGCGTCTACGATCCATTTCTCCACGAGTTCTTCCTCGGAATGAGGATGAACTCCTCGCGCTTTCATACGCGCATCGATCCCGCGGGGCATGCTATGTGCAGCAACCCCACGAACTTTCATCACATGCTTATGGCCTCTTCCTAAAGAGTGACCATGCACGGCTCTTGGTTTTAGGCGACTATCATGTCCTCGCCCTAAGGACTGTGCAGCAGAGTTTCCTCTGTGCACTACATTATTATTGACTTGGTCAGTCAGTGACTCTCTTACCTGCCACTTTCCTCTCTCGTCTTGATACTCATAAGGCTTCGGCTTAACATAACCCGAAGCAGTCTCTCTATCACGCC